CAAAGTAGCGGCGTTCATCCTCACCGGACGCGGGCACTACCCATGCTTCATTGGATGTCATCAGAATGCGGAGCACGCTGTTCACCTGAAACGCATCAACGCCTTTGCGCTCGATCGTGACAGTTGGTGCCGTGATGATCGACTTCAGCGGCCCCTCATCCTGTTTCGATCCGGCCCAATAGCCTTCTTCGACGTGCAGGAACATGAGCTTTTCCTGGTGCGCGTTGAACTTGCCGACCAGGTGTTCGCGCTGGCTGATCATCATATAGTGACGCTTCAGGATGCCGCTGAAATAGACCGCGATCGTGTCTTTGCCGGCGCCCTTCTTGCCGCGCATGACGACGGCGACACCTGGTTTTTCACCTGGCTTCTGCACCATGTGCGAGAGCCAGCCGATCAGATATTCGTAGCAGGCTTTGTCGTTTTTGCAGATGATCTGCCGAACGTGCTTCAGGAAAAGGCGGCAGCGCTTGGCAGGATCTTCGGCCTTATCGGGCTCGACCGACCAGCCGCGCCACAAGTTATAGGCATCCTCGATCACTCGATCTGGCTCGAAAACGATGCCTTCAGAGTACATGCGTTTCGTCTTCTGGCGAATCCACCACTTTGTGACCGGCTCGGTCGCATTTTCCGTGGCAACTCGGTCATGCTCGTGCCAGGAATGCAGATCCGTGAGGTTGCCATAGGTGATATCGCCGTTGCGCAGTTCTTCGATCACCATGGTTTTGCCGCCGTTGCGCACGAGCGCGAAACGCTTGTTCAATCGAGCGACTTTCTTCGGAATCTTGACGCCTAGTTCTTCCTCAACTTCGGCTTTCTTGATTTTCTGGTCGCGCTTGGTGCCCTTGAACTTTTCGTGCTCATCGACTTCGACTTCACCGATCATATCGGGATATTTGGACTTCTTTTTCGGCTTCAGATCCGCGTCCATGTCGTCTTCATAGTCGTCGAGATTGACGATCTCGGCATCAAGCTCTTGTTCGCGCACGAAAGAGCGGATGGATGCCATGCGGAACGGGCGATGCTTGTTTTTGAACGATCGCCAGACGCGTTTTTGATCCTTCTTGTTGAACTTTTCTGACAATTTCGAGCACGAGCACCACAAATCGAATGCTTCCGTCGAGCCTTTGAACTCGTGATGCAGCGCCATGCCGAGCTTCAACCAGCCGTCTCGATCCTCGATCCAGTCATCTTTCGGCAGCTTGGAAATCCATTCCTCGGCCGTCTCGATATCGATGCCAAGCGGCTGCACCTTCTCATCGTCAGGATCGTATTCTTCACCGCTCGGGCGCCCGATCAATTCGGCCAATTCGGCGGAATCGACGATCGGACCTTCACCTAGCATGAGATCCGCGAAGTCAATTTTCGAGATCCAGCGGTACGGCTTGCCGGTGTCAGGGTGAATGGACGGCGGCAGCACAATATTGCCGCCTGTGCCGAGTAGGTGCAGTTCCCAATCCCACTTCTTCACATCGCGATCGAGCTTTTCCGAAAACACCATCTGGAAATTTTCGGAATGGGCGAATTTGCGCGATGAGAACGCCTTGTCTGAGAAGAAATAGAAATGCCGCGATGGACCGCCTGAACCGGATGCGACTTCGGGATAGCTCATGTAATCGGGGAAGTAATCGCCGAGCGTGTCGAACGCTTCTTCAGTCTTTTTGACATCTCGGATGTCGGCGTCAATGACGTGCAGAAAGAGACCGTGAACCTCGGATGGCTTGCCTGGCCGGAAGCCGACATTCATGCCATCGCGATATGCTTTTTTCAGTTGGGCGAGCGTATAGACCGGCGCTTCAGACCACTTGCTTTCAACCGGCGCCTTGCTCTTTTTCTTGAGTAGGTGGACAGCTACGCCGTTCTTAATGAGTCGTTCAACGTGATCGAGCATAGTGCTCACCACGGATAGGGGTTTGCCCGCTGATGCGGGATACTGTCGCACTGATCATCTGGATTTCCCTGCCGCGTTTTTGATTAGATCGAAACACTTCTGAAAAAGCCAGATCAGGAAGCGACGAACTCCCAAAAATCTTCAATGGTCGCAGGGCGCCAGTTTTCCGGCACTTTAGATGACTTGCGATCGGTGAGTTTTGAGAGTTCGACCAGCATTTGGGCGACTTGAGGCGTGATTCGGTTTGGCCGATTCGGGCGCATCCACTTATAGACACCTTGATAGCTCATATCGAGTGCGATCGACAGGCGGCGCAGATTCGCACATTTGTCGCCGTTATCAACGAACTCGGGCAGAAAGCGCGTGATCCTGGTATGCAGGATTCCGCGGATTTTTCGATCCCATCCGTTGGAAATGAGTGCGGCCTGTAGCGCCCGCTCTCGGCTTTTAGTCAGGTTCAGGGTCATTCTTCTTCTCCGGTCTTTGTTCGCGGACCATAATCGATCACAAAATAAAAATCAACAGGTAGTTGACATGCTCGGCTTGTTCTGGTTATTTCGACAGTGCGAAAAGGAATTGCATTTCCTAAAAACAGACCCTCGAAAGGAATGAAAATGGCCTCGATTGAAGAACTCTTGGAACGCGTCGCAACCGCGATGGAAAAGAACGCATCGCTTCTCGAAAAGATCGTCAGCGGCAAGCCTGGCGCATCGGTTTCCGGTGAAGCCGGCGCCGCCGACAAGCCGAAACGCCAGACCGCCGCCGACAAGAAGAAGGCCGCGGAAACCGAAGGCTCGGGCGACGGTGACGGCGATGTCGATGCCGACGATCTCAAGGCGACGGTGAAGAAGCTCGCCGGATGGGTGAAGGAATTCGCCGAAGACGAAGAAGATCCCGAAAACGATGCGCGCAACGAAGCGCTCGCCGAAGTGCTCGGCAAGCTGAAGGTCAAGAAGGCTTCCGAGATCACGACCGAGAAGGACCGCAGCCGCTTCGAAAAGTGGCTTGACGGCAAGATCGAGGAAGGCCGCACCACCAAGAAGAAGGGCGGCAAGAAGGTCGAAGAAGACGACGGCGACGGCGATCTTTAACCAGATCTAGGCCGGTTTGTTCTGGAAAAACGTCAGTTGGTTAGCCAACCGGGACTGGCCTAAGATGAACCCCGCGCGTTTTCAATAGCCTCGCGCGGGGCTCTCTGTTTCAAGAGGCAGACATGAAACATCCATCCGAATATACGACAGCACTTTATGGCGGCATTCATGTCATGGAAGTTGACGCGGGCACGGTCATAACTGACGAACGCACGCAGACAAAGATCACAGTCGATGACGAAACAAGTGCCTTCAAAGGCAACGTCATGTGGTGCACAGCACGCACCGTTGAAAAGCTGAAAGCAGCAATCCCCGATGTCAGCTAAAAAGCATTCCCGACTCTCACCATCGGGCGCGTCTCGATGGATGGGTTGCCCTGGTAGCGTGAAGCGCATTGAGCGCTTGATTCGCTCGGGCCGGTATGTCGAAGAACGCACGAACAGATTTGCTGCTGAAGGTACGGCAGCGCACAATATCCGTGAAGCATGTTTGCGGTTCGGCTTCACCCCTTACGACTTTCTCGGCATGAAGATCGGCGCCGATGGTTTCGTCTTCGAAGTCGATATCGAGATGTGTGAAGCGCTGATCGAAGGGCTCGACCAGATCGCGCAATATGACTGTGATGAGATCGTTGAAGAACACGTCGATACCACGGAATGGGTAGGCCCTGATGATGACGGTGATCCGCAAGGCGGGACGGTCGATTGGGCCGGTGTAGTCTGGAAAAAGAAACTCGTGGTGATGTCGGATCTGAAATATGGATCTGGTGTTGCCGTTCAAGCTGTCGATAACAAGCAGCTTCGAATCTATTTGCTCGGTCTCATTCGCCGGCTGGAAGCGCTCTATCCTGACACCGATTTCACTGATTGGGAATTCCTCATTATCATCGATCAGCCGCGTCACGGTGGCGGTGGCGGTGAGTGGCGGCAGACCTACGAACAGATCATGGAATTTGGTGAAGAAGTGCGCGAGCGCGCGCTAGAAACCAAGATGAAGAAGCCGCCGATCAGGCCATCAGAGTCCGCGTGCCAGTGGTGCCCGCTCGCAAAGATGGACGGCGAGTGCCCTGAACATGAGCAATTCTTGCTCGACATTCTCGGCATTGATATTGTGGATCTCGACGCAGATTTTGATGAGCCGTTGGCACTGAAAGATCCTGAAGGCATCACGCCGAAGCGTCGATCCTACATCATCAAAAACTGGCCGATCATCAAAAAGTGGGGCGATCGGCTGCACTCGGATGCGATCACCGATTTCATGGCTGGTGATCCTGTCCCTGGGTGGAAAGTGATCGAAGGTGGCGGGCGTCGGCGCGCACATGCGGATGAAAAGATGTCGAAAGCTTACATGAAAAAGCGTGGCATCGCCGAAGAAAACTGCTACACTAAAAAGCTTCTTTCGCCTGCACAGGCGGAAAAAGAACTCAGGATGCGAGCCGGCACATTCCCCAAGGATCTGCTTGCGACTCCTGAGCCTAAGCCGGTACTTGTGCCGGAAGATGACGACCGACCGCCGCTCTTACTCAAGAGCGAGTATGTCAACCTAGATGACGACACGTTCGACCTTTAGGCTACTGTGAAACTGAGAATCTGTGCAACTTTGAAACTGTGAAAACGGAGAACTAAAATGAGCTTTACACCATCATTCAATAAGGAAAACGGCCGCTGCATCGTGCTCGGGCGCCTTTCCTATTTCAAGGGCTTCAAGAAGACGGCATCCGTCGAAGGCGGCTCACTGAAATACCGTATGAATGCGCTGTTCGATCCCGATACGAAGGAAGGGCGCGCGAGCATCGCGGTTATCGAAAAGGCTCGCAAACACCTGGTCACAACGACTTGGCCAGGCAAGGACTATGAGAAGTTCGTGAAGGCACTGAAGGACCGTGCCGGCTTCTTCGACGGTAACAACAACACCGACGAAGACGGCGACGTTCGCGAGCATTTCGAAGACATGATGTATCTGTCGCTGTCGAGCGACAAGTTCCCGAAGTATCTTCGCCGCAACGGCGAGCCTTTCGAAAAGGAAGAAGATGAGGAACGTGAAGAAGCGTTCCGCTCGGGCTATCATGCACTGCTGTACTTCCACTTCTTTCCGATCAAGGATGCGAAGAAGGGCGGCAACGGTATCTTCTGCAACGTCGATGCCGTGCAGTTCTACAAGAAGGACGAAGAATTCGCAGGCGGCGGCATTGGTGACGATGAAATCGTTGCGCTCGACGATGAAGATGACGATATGGAAGACAAGCCGAAGTCGAAGAAGGGCAAGCGTCCTTCCGTCGATGACGACGATGATGATCTCTGATTGACTCCCCACGTCAGTCGGAAGATGTGCGGCGGGCGCCTCGTAAAGCAATGCCTGCCGCATTTCATCAGGAGTCACCATGTACGCGCAAAACCTGCTTGAAGATCGCATCAATGAGTTCTGGAATCGTGAGTCGCCGCTGGCGTCGAGCACGAGTCCGAAAGCTGTTCAGAATTGGGCTTGGACACCGCCGACTCGCAAAGACATCATGTTTTGCGACATCGAATGCTATCGCAATTTTTTCTACATAGGTTTCAAGCGCAAGAGCGACGGCAAACGACTCGGTTTCGAGTTTTCGAAGCGCTCACCTAAGCCTGATTGGGCACGCATCCGGCATCTGCTGCACAGCTACACGATCGTCACATACAACGGCAAGAACTACGACATGCCGATGATCGCCCTGGCACTCAGCGGCGCGACGAACGATGAACTGAAGGAAGCTTCCGACAAGATCATCAAAACCGATATCAAGTGGTGGAATGTCGAAGAAGAAATCGGAGTCGCGATCAGCAAGAAGATTGATCACATCGACTTGTTCGAACCAAATCCGGCTGTAAAGGATTCGTTGAAAACACTTGGTGGCCGGCTGCATATCAAGCGGCTGCAAGATCTGCCCTATCACGAGTCGACGATCCTCACGGACGATGAGAAAGACAAGGTTGCCGATTACTGCTTGCAATCGGATCTCGACGCCACGGATGCGCTGCATACGCAGTTGAAAGAAGCGCTTGAACTTCGAGTCGATCTCGGTCGCATCTATGGTCGCGATTTCCGGTCGATGTCTGATGCGCAAGTCGGCGAGAACATCGTAAAAATCAAATACGAAGACATGACGGGCAAGCGTCCGAAGAAGCTGGAAAAGAAAGTCACCAGCTTCAAATACAAGATCCCTGACTTCATTGAATTCGCTACGCCTGAGCTTCAAGAATTTCTCGAAACGATTCGGAAATCGACGTTCAGCAACGACGGCAAGGTGATCGAACCGGAGTCGTGGCAGAAATACATCCGCAAAGATCCTGAGACCAAACAGGAATATAACATTGCGATCGGCAGCGGCAAATACAAGTTCGGAATCGGCGGGCTGCATTCGATCGAGAAGAATCGCAAGGTGGTTTCCGACGATGACTTTGTGCTGATTGATGCCGACGTTGCGAGTCAGTATCCGTCGATCATCATGAAGCTCGGGCTATATCCGCAAGCGCTCGGCCCTGAGTTCATGAAGATCTATGGCGGCATCATCGCATCGCGCCTTGAAGCGAAAGCCGAAGCAAAACGCCTGAAGCCGATGGCCGAAGCCTATGAGAAGGCAAACGACAACCGTCGAGACTCGCCGATACACGAGCGACTGAAGATGCTCGGCGTGCAGGACAAGGGCGGCAAGATCCAGTTGAACGGCGTCTATGGAAAGCTCGGCTCGCGCTTCTCAGTGCTCTATGCACCGCATCTGCTGATCTCGACGACGCTCACCGGCCAGTTGACGTTGCTGATGATGATCGAAGCGGCCGAACAGAACAAGATCTCGATCGTATCGGCGAACACCGATGGCGTCATCTTCCGCGTGCCGCGCAAATATTATAACGGTCTCGGCGATGGCGACAGCGTGCCGAAAGATCGTCTCAATCCGTGCGGGCTCAGCAAGATCATCGAATGGTGGGAGTCGCTCACCAGCTTCAAGCTCGAATTCGCTGAGTACCGCGCGATCTATAACCGTGATGTCAATTGCTACATGGCGATCGACGCCAAGGGCAAGGCGAAGCGCAAAGGTGTGCTCGCAAATCACTGGCATCCCGATTCGCCTGACTATTCGCCGACCTACGAGATGATGAAGAAGAATCCGCAAATGACCGTGTGTGCTGACGCGGCGCTAGAGCATATATTGAAGGGAACGGATATCCGCGAGTATATCACGAACTACAAGGATATCCGCGGCTTCCTGACCGTCGTCAATGCGACAGGCGGCGCCACCTGGCGCGATCAGTATCTAGGCAAAGTCGTGCGCTTCATGTGGTCAACGGATGGCGATGTGATCGTGAAGGCGAAGGCCAACGATCAGGGCACACATCCCAAGGTGTCGAAGACAGACGGCGCACGGCCGCTGATGACTCTGCCGGATAACGACAATTTCCCTGATGACATCGACTATGATAAATATGTTGCCGAAGCGATGTTGATCCTTGAAGATATCCGCTTCTATGAACCTAAGCCCGTCGTGAAGCCGATCAAGGTGACACAGGCGGGCGCCAAGCGGTATTGGTCACTCATGCGACAGGCAGCGGCATAATGGGCGAGATCGGCGACGTACAATCACCTGTGACCGAATATGCGAAGAGTCTAGGCTGGCTCGCGCGTCGGATGCAGTACATCGGCACGAACGGATGCCCTGACACCTGGTTTTTCAAAGATGGCGTTGTGATCATCTGCGAATGGAAGAAGCGCGGCAAGGAAGCGACGTTGCAGCAGCGACGCCAGCATAAGAAGTTGCTCGTGGCCGGCTTCAAAGTGCATGTCATCGATAACTATGAGGATGGCTGTGCACTCTTTGATTAACGAGTCACCTTATGTGAAGCTGCTTGAATGGCATTGGAATCGACAGGGTGATGAGCCGCCGATTGTCTCGCCGATCGAGGAATGGATTCGTCACTACTGGTCTGTGCCGCTCGTGCGCGGCAAACGCATTCTTGGTGAAGCGGATCTTCACGACTATCAAGCGTACCTGTCTGATACGATCTATAGTCTGATCGACGATGATGAGATACCAGGCTATTTGCTCGCCGTGCCTATGGCCATGGGCAAGACAGCATCCGTGCTCACCGCTATCGCGCGGATCTTGAAGCGTCGGCCGAACTATCGCTTTCTCATCATCGCGCCGCTTGAAGTGGCAAAGAACACCTGGCCGGATGAGATCGAGAAGTGGACTCACCTGAAGCATCTGACTCACACGCTTGTCGTCGGTGATGCCAAGCAGCGTGAAAAGGCGCTGAAGGTTGATGCTCAGATCACGATCATCAATCGCGAAAACCTTCAATGGTTCTGGCATCAGATCGGCGGGCGCATCGGTTGGCGCTGGCAATTCCTCATTTACGATGAGAGTTCGCGCCTGAAAGGCTTCATGCCGCGCACATCTGGCGTCAAATACAAAGACGGCAAGAAGATCCGCGTTCGGAAAAACCTCACAGAGTTCGGTGTACTCGCGCAAGCGCGTGCGGCGGTGGAACACGTCGTCGAGCTATCAGGAACGCCATCACCGAATGGCCTTGTCGATTTGGGCGGGCAAATCTATCTGATCGACCAGGGCGAACGGCTCGGAATCAATCGCACACGCTTCCTCGATCGCTATTTCGACGTGAATCCGTTCTCTCACAAGATCAAGCCTCACAAGGATGCGATGCCGCGCATCATGGGCGCGATCAAGGATGTGATGATCGGCTTGCGTGCAGAAGACTATATCAAGCTGCCGCCGCTCATCATTGAGAAGCGCATGGTGAAGTTCAGCAAGCAGTTGATGAAGGATTACAAGCAATTCGAGCGCGATTCGGTCAGCGAACGGTATGACGTTGAAGCCGTGTCAAAGGGCGTGCTGATCAACAAGCTGCTGCAATTCGCCAACGGTGGCATGTATCGCAAAGATCCTGACGACGTGAATGCGGTGCGCGAGACGTTGGCCGTGCACGATCTCAAGCTGAAGGCACTGGAAAGCATCGTTGAGGAAGCGGCCGGCGAGAACATTTTGTGCGCCTACAGTTTTCAATTCGACAAGGCTCGGATCAGGAAGAAGTTTCCGAAAGCGGTATTTTTCGATGAGGAACCGGATTTCGTGCGGCTTTGGAACCGCGGCAAGATCCGGCTTGGCTGTTCGCATCCCGCATCGATCGGGCACGGCTTGAATCTTCAGGACGGTGGTCACATTCAAGCCTGGTTTGGGCTAAATTGGTCTCGTGAATTGTGGGATCAGTTCAATCGGCGCCTGGCTAGGCAGGGTCAAACCATGGATAAGGTTTGGATTTATGCCATCATGGCCGCTGGCACTGAAGACGAAAACCAGTTTGACAACCTGACTCAGAAGGGGATCACACAGGATGAGATCGTCGAGCAAGTCACGATTCGATTGCGAGCGGCTTGAATATCAACAGCCTGGCGAGTATCTTCCCCCTAAAGGTGCCCAATGACAAAAAAAGTCCCTGATATGCTCGGCTTAGATGATTTCGAAGATGATGACGAACCGCAACAGCGTGTCGGCGCCAGGATCACCGCGAATGAAGAAGTGCTTGCCGAGATCTTGCGCGGTGTCTCGATCCGATGGCTTCAGGTTGTGTTCAAGCGCGATCGGGCGACGATCAGCAAGCTCATCAGGGGCGTTCGGCCGCTCCGCGTCAGCAAGGGCGGGCACGCATTCTATTCGGTGAAGGAAGTCGCGCCGTACATCGTCAAAGCGAAAATGGACATTGCGACCTATCTCGAAAATCTCGATCCCGACGATTTGCCTGAGCGATTGCGTGAAAGCTACTGGAAAGTACAAGAGCGCTCGCAAAAGGTTCGTGTTGCGGCCGGCGAGCTTTGGCGCACGACAGATGTGATCGAAGTGCTCGGCGAGACTTTCAAGGGGATCAAAAACGCGATCATGCTTTGGACGGATACCGTCGAAGAACAAGTTGGACTCACCGATGAACAGCGCGCGATCATCATCGCCCTGGCCGACAGCCTTCAGGAAGAAATTCACAAGACGGTCATCGCGCGCGCCAGTCGCAGTAACCAGACACGTTCACAGCTTGCCGAGATCGAGCCAGTGACAGACGATGAGGATGACAGCTACTATGCTGACCTCTGAACTTCTCGATCGGCTGTTTGATTCGCAGACCGAAGAACCGGCGTACCGTTCGCTTGAAGAAATGATGATCGCTGCTGCCGAGATGATCCGGCCGGCAGAACGACTCACGGTGTCGAAGGCTGCTGCCAAATATAGGATGCTGCATAATCCCGGTTCGTACATCGGACCCTGGCCGAATGAGAAGACACCGTATCTCGTCGAGCCGATGGACACGCTTCAATCGCTCGATTTCACCGGCCTGATTTTCGCCGGTCCCGCGCGTACCGGCAAGTCGGACATGTTGTTCAACTGGCTGACATACACGTCGATCTGTGATCCTGCCGACATGGCGGTTTATCACATGACGGAAGCCGTTGCGCGCGAGTGGTCGAAAGGTGATCTCGCGAAGATGATGCGGCATTCGCCCAAGGTGCGGGAAACGCTGCTAGGCGGGCGACAGAACGACAATGTTCACGACAAATACTTCAAGTCTGGAATGAAGCTGCTGATCAAGTGGCCGTCGCTGACCGAGCTTTCCGGCAAAACCCTGATGCGCGTTTGGCTTCAGGACTATGACCGCATGGATGACGACATTGAGAAGGAAGGCCCGCCGTTCGATCTGGCTCGCAAGCGCACTACTTCTTTCCGTCGTCACGGCATGACATGTGCCGAGTCGTCACCTGGCCGTGAAGTCGAAGATCCGAAGTGGATTCCGAACTCGATCTTCTCGCATGAGGCGCCGCCGACAAAGGGGATTCTCGCGCTCTACAATCGCGGTGATCGACGCCGTTGGAATTGGGCATGTCCCTATTGCGAAGAAGCCTTTGAACCGGCATTCAAGCATCTCGTTTATCCTGACTTCAAGAGCGGTGATCTATGGGAAGTCGCCGAGCAAGTCACGCTGCGTTGCCCGCACTGCAAAATGGATATCGAGCCGCAATTCAAAGATCCGCTTAACCGCGCTGGCAAGTGGGTCAAGGAAGGCATGTTGTGGATGCCTCAAACCGATCAGATTATTCGTCATCCCTCGAAAGACATCCGGCCAATTAAGACTGATATCGCGTCGTTCTGGCTCAAAGGGCCGGCAGCGGTGTTTCAGGATTGGCCGTCGCTCGTGTTCAGCTTCCTTCAGGCGCAAGACGCCTACTCGAAAACAGGTGATGAGGCACCGCTGAAGAAGACGACAAACACCGACCAGGGCGAGCCCTACATCTCGAAAGCGATGCTCGGGAATCGGTTGCCCGAAGAACTCAAGAATCGCGCGCAAGATTGGGGCTCGACAAAAGCGAATCCGACCGTACCAAAAGAAGTGCGTTTCCTCATCGCGACAATCGACGTTCAGGAAAAGTCGTTCGTGGTTCAGGTGCATGGTATCGCACCAGGCAACGATATCTGGTTGATCGATATGTTCAAGATTCGGAAGTCTGAGCGCAAGGATGCTGAAGGCGACTCCGAACCGCTTAATCCTGGCGGCTATCTTGAAGACTGGAAACTGCTGATCGACGCGGTGATTGAAAAGACCTACGAACTAGATGACGGCAGCGGCCGGCGTATGATGATCAAAGTCACAGGGTGCGATTGGGGCGGTGCTGCCGGCGTGTCGGCGAATGCGCTGAAGTTCTGGCGCTATCTCGCGACCGAGCACAAAGGCGGTCATCAAAAGCGCTTCCATCTATTGAAGGGCGAGCACTCAAAGACGGCGCCGAGCACGATGCAACGCTATCCCGATGCTGGTCAGAAAGACAGCCTCACTGCCGCGCGCGGTGATGTGCCAGTGGTGTTCATCAACTCGACTCGCGTGAAGGATCAGGCCGCGGCAGCGCTGAGTCGCAAAGACATGCCAGGTGGCGGCATGGTGCATTTCCCGCACTGGACCGAGCCTTTCATCTATACGCAGATGACCACGGAAATTCGCAGCACCGACAAATGGGAAAACCCGAATAAAAAGCGCAACGAAGCGTGGGATTTGCTATACTACTGCATCGCCTTCATGCACGAGCGCTCGATACAGGTGATGTCCGACCGGCCGCTGTTCTGGCAAAATCCGCCTAAGTGGGCGGCAACATGGGAACAAAATGACTTGATCTTCGATCCCCAATTGCTGAGCGCACCGTTTGCTGAGAAGCCGAAGAACAAGTTTAGTCTCGCCGAGCTAGGCAAGCAGTTGACCTAGAAACCGTTTGCAAAAATGCCGCATGTGATCTATGAAATTTCAAAATCGAAGGTCTCCCGATGACTCCTCAAGAACGTCTCACCGAAGCTGAAGCCGCCCTTCACTATCTGCTGATCGGCAATTCTGTTGCGGAAGTCACTGACCAGAACGGTGAAAAGATCCGTTACCGCGCCGTCGATATCGCGAAACTCCGCGAATACATTCAAATGCTGAAAGCCGAAATCGCTGGCACTCCCGCCGCGACCGGCCCCATGCGATTTTGGGGGCGCAGCTAATGGCTAAGGTTTATCCAGATCTGATCGGGACTGTCCCTGACAAGCCGATCAGTGAGCCGTCGTCGGTTCGGGAACGCAGGGTCGCCCGAGTCGACGGCGGCAAAGAATCCATGATTGCCGGTGAAGCCTACGATGGTGCTTCGCTATGGGCGCGCGAACTCGCCGGATGGCTACCGCCGTCGCAGTCGGCCGATCGTGACATCCTTCCTCAAAAGCGCATGACCGATGCTCGTGTTCGCGATATGTATCGCAACGACGGTTATGTCATGTCGGGCGCCAATATCCGCAAAGACTATATCGTCGGCGGATATTACATGCTCAACGCTCAACCGATGACCAAGATCCTGCTTGGCAAAGAAGATGAGCAATGGGAACTCGAATTTCAGGAAGAAACTGAAAACAAGTTTTTCCTTTGGGCCGAGTCCGATGATTGCTGGCCTGATGCGACTCGTCGCCTCACATTCACCGGCCTGGTGCGTCAGGTCATGGGTATGGATGTCGTCTATGGCGAAGCCTTGGCGCTGGCCGAGTGGTCGCGCGAAGATGAGTTTATGCGGACTCACAACACTTCTATTCGCCTGGTTGATCTGGATCGCCTTACGACACCTTTGAACAAGACCAACGATTGGTCAATCATTGCTGGCGTTCAGGTGGACGATCGTCACATTCCGCAAGGCTACCACATCCGCAAGGCGCATCCGACCGAGCGCTATAATCCGCTGTCGCAAGAGTGGGCATATGTGCCGATTCGTTTGCCGTGGGGCAGGCGCCAGGTGTTGCATCTGTTCGAAGGATTGCGCCCTGGTCAGACACGCGGCATTTCCGACATGGTTTCCGGCCTGATGGAAATGCGGATGACAAAGGATTTCCGTGCGGCCGTTCTTCAGAACGCTTTCGTGCAGGCAACCTATGCAGCTTCGATCGAGTCGGATCTCGATACGAAGGATATTTTTACGCGCCTTGGCGGCGGGAATTTGGGTGAAGATGAGCTATTCGCAACTGTTTCGAACTACATGGGCGCGTACCTCGCGGCTGTTAGTGAATACGCTGGTGACTCTAAGCAGTTTCAGTTCAACGGCGCACGGATTCCCCATCTTCCGCCAGGCTCAAAACTGCACATGCACCCTGCCGGCACTGGTGGACCGCTCGGCACCGAATTCGAGCAAAGCTTGCTTCGGTATCTCTCAAGCATCCTTGGTGTCTCTTACGAACAGCTATCCCACGATTATAGCAAGACGAACTACAGCAGTGCCAAAGCTGCCGACCGGGAAACGGGCAAGTTCATGCTCGCGCGCAAGAGGCTCATCGCAGATCGATTCGCCTCAATGGTTTATCGGCTTTGGCTTGAGGAATCGCTGAACAAAGGCACTCTGGAAACCGGCAAATACAAGCGCCTGCCGAACTTCTATATTCCCGGCAACGCGGCTGCGTATTCGGCGTGCTCTTGGATTGGTGCCGGCCGTGGTCAGATTGACGAACTGAAGGAAACTCAGGCCGCGACGCTGCGCACGAAATACAATCATTCGACCGATGAAGATGAGATCGCGCGTTACGGCAAAGACTGGCGCCAGGTTTACAAGCAGAAGGCGCGCGAAAAGAAGATGCAGGAAGCGCTTGGAATCCAGATGGAAACCGACGACAACCAGATGAACGCAACGACTGGCGCGACTCGTGACAAAACCGAAAACGCATCGTATGATGTTCGCGTTCTCACTGATGCCGAGATCGACGCCATCGCCACGATCGACGACAAGGATGAAGAAAATGGCGAATAAGTTTCTTGCCAAGTTCGCAGAAATGACGGCCGTGATGGTCAATCCTGACTCGCTGATGCGTTTTCAGGCACACCTTGAAGGGCTCGCCGCGAACTACAACGATCGTGAGCTTGCCGCCGCCAATGACAACGCTGACGATGGTTTCTGGTTTCCCGATGGCGACTGGCGCGCTCAGTTGCGCCCCTATGTCGTAAAGGATGGCGTGCTGCATATCCCGGTCAAGGGCGTTTTGCTGCATGACTTCCCCTATCAGTTCTACAGCTATGCGACTGGCTACGCCTACATCGAACGGGCGATGAAGCGCGGCATGGCTGACGGGAACGTCAAGGGCATCGCGCTCGTTATTGACTCACCTGGCGGTGAAGTCGCCGGCAACTTCGCACTGGTGGACAAGATCTATGCGATGCGCGGCATCAAACCCATTCGAGCTTTCGCAGCGGAGTCGGCATACTCTGCCGCCTACTCGATCGCATCGGCTGCTGACAAGATTGTCGTTTCCCGCTCAGGCGGCGTCGGTTCGATCGGTGTCGTCACTTCGCATGTTGACATCTCGAAAATGCTCGACGATATCGGCTATAAGATCACGTTCATTTTTGCTGGTCAGCACAAGGTCGATGGCAACCCATACGAGACCTTGAAACCTGAAGTGAAAGAGCGTATTCAGGCAAGGATTGACGAACTCTATACCATTTTCGTGCAGACTGTCGCACGGAATAGGGACATGGAAGAACAAAGCGTCAGGGATACCGAAGCGTTGACGTTCTCTGCGGCCCAGGCAACATCGAACGGACTCGCTGATGACATAGGCGAGCTAGACGATTCCCTGACTGCATTTGCAGTCGAACTTGAAGAAGGAAACGAACAAATGGCAAATGCTGCTACCAATGAATCGATGGATGTCGAGAAGCTGAAGGCCGATGCCCGCGCTGAAGGCAAGGTCGAAGGTCTCGCTGAAGGCAAGGCGCTCGGTCTGAAGGAAGGCGCAACCGCTGAACATGCCCGCTGGTCTGGCATCTTCGCGCACGACGCCGCCAAGGGCAAGCCGAAGGCCGCTGCGAAGATCGCCGGCAACAAGGCGCATCTCTCGATCGAAGATGCTGCCGATCTCCTGGCCGATATGCCGGAAGAAAAGGCCGAAGCCGGCGCCGGCACGACCGAAGCGAAGAACGAAACCGCTGAAGGTTTTGTCGCTGCGATGAACGGTCAGAAGCCCGTCGATGTCGGCACGGCCGGCGAAGCAGATCCCGCGGCAACCGCCAAGGATGAGCGTATCAATCGCACGCTCGCGCACTTCGACAAGAAGAAGGATGCGGCTTAACCCTGGCCGCGTTTGAGACTACCGACTGAAACAGGGTCGTCATAGACCCCTCAACACAGGATGAAAGGTCATTTAAAATGGCGACCATCACTATCCCTGACACTTCCAGCCAGCCGGGACTCGTTGCACAGGGCGACGATGTGATTTCGGGCGTTGACATCCCGCTTGTCACTGGCTCGAAACCGGCTGTTCTTCAGACGGATGAAAAAGTCAAGCTGTCGGCGGTTATCGGCGCTATCATGCCGGTCATGTACGACGCCACCAATACCGACGAAATCGTTCCGGCTGTCGCAGGCACGCCGGCAATCGGTCTCGCCATGGTAGCGATCACCGCGCCTGGTTCCGGTGCGCTGAAGGCAATTCCGGTGTGGCGTGCCGGTTGCTTCAACCCCGCCAAGATCAACTGGCCGGCGTCCTATGATACGGACGAAAAGAAGAAGGACGCCTTCAAGGGCGCCGCGACTCCGACTGCAATCGTCATCCGCGAAGTGAAGACGGCGACCGTGGTCTAACCACTGTCGTCAGTCTTCTTTCCCAAATCTGAAGGAAACTAAAAAATGGCAATCGAACTTTGGGAACGCAATGATCTGTATCGGATCATCAGCGATGAGCGGATGGACCCCATCCCTTCATTTTTCCTCGATTTCTTCAACACCCCGTACTATTCGGATGATGAGGAAATCATCTTTTCCAAGCTGCCCGCCGTTGATCGCAAGATGGCGCCGTTCGTGCTTCCCATCTCCCAGGGCAAGCCCGTATTCGGCGTGCGCGGCGAAACCGTGCAGCGCTTCAAGCCGGCCTATATCAAGCTGAAGGATGCCGTTCGCCCGAACGACATGACCACACGCAAGCCGTCCGAAGTGCTCGGCCAGAAGTTGTCGTTGCAAGAGCGCTTCGACATCCGCACCGCTGAGATCGCACGCTACCATCGTCGCGTGATCCAGATGCGTATGGCGCACATGGCCGCAAAGATGATGATCGATGCGAAGTACACGTTCAACTACGAGTCCGATCAGGGCGCCGACTTCCCCTCGGTCCTGATCGATTTCGGGCGCGACGCGGGTCACACCGTCGTTCTGTCCGGTTCGTTCTGGTCTGATCCGGCCTATGACATCATCAGCGACATCCAGGTTTGGATTGATCGGGTCCGTGAGGCTCACATGGGCGGCACCGTCAAGACGATCATCGTCGGTTCGTCCGTTGCTCCGCTGTTCCGCTTGAACACCAAGCTCAAAGCGGAAATGGACACGCAGTATCGTGGCAATGACGTGAACATCCGCACCGGCCTCATTCGCACCAATCGTGCGGGTCTGAGCTTCCTGGGATCGTTCGGCGCTGAAACTGAAGTGTGGGTCTATCGCGACCAGGTTCAGCAGCACAGCGGCACCATGGTCGATCTTCTCGGCCCCAAGGATGTTCTGTTGCTCGCCGATGGTATCGAGGGCGTCGCCGCTCATGGCGCCATCTTCGACGCTGAAGCCATGCTTGCCGGCGAGACCGCGACGGAAATCTATGTCAAGCAGTGGGCGACGAAAGATCCTGGTGAGGTTTTCCAGATGACGCAGACTTCCCCGCTGCTGATTCCGCTCTATCCGAACCGGACGCTGAAGGCGACCGTGCTCGCCTAACAACAACGGTGTGCCCTGGGGAAAGCCTGGGGCAGTACCTTTCGACTCTGCTACATCAACGTCCATTCACAAGAAGGAACTTCAGAAATGGCAAGCAAGCTCTTTGGCGTCGCAATCGCCACACTCCGCAATCGCGGTCATTCGGATATCATGGGCGGCACCACGTTCGGCGTCGCCGATGGCGAAAAGAATGCCCAGGAATATCATCGCCTTGAACGTGCCGGCCACATCCGCGAAGCGACCGCCGATGAAGTCACGCTTTACGAACACAAGGTGAAGAACGGCGAAGTCAGCGAACAGCTTCTCGGCGCCACGGCGGAAGAAGCCGAAGCGGCCGGCATCGCGGTCACTGGCGCAGTCAATACCGGCGCCGACTCCGCGCCCGTTACCGAGCCTGTGAAGGCCGATGGCGGCGCGAAGAAAGATCCGGCTGGCGCTGGCTCGACCAAGAAGACCGCGAGCGCAGACGATCTGTAATGCGGACATTTCGCGACATAAAGCGCGAAGGGCGCCGGATTCTTCATGACCACATGAAGCTTCCGGCGCTTCTGCTATCCGACAAGAATGATGCTGTCGGCATTCCTGTGACAGTTCGGCTGCACACGAAATTTGCCGCGCTCGGCGATCAGAAAGGCACGAGTCTGAACTCGGCCGAGCTTGAAGCAATGATCCCGAAAGCGATCCTGATGCTTGACCAACTTCCATCTATCCCCGAACGGAACTCGATCATTTCGGTGGCAGTTGGTGAAGCATATCGTATCGATCATACCGAAGAACCTGACGATATCTCGATCACCGCACACATCGTGCAATTGGAACTTCCGAAGACGGTAGGACTCCCGGTTCCCGAAAATGGCTAATAAGAACTACGGTGTTTTTGTCGAAGGGCTTGTTGGTCTGGATGAGCTAGACCAGCTAGACGAAACGATTGAGAAAAACCTGGTTCTGACGATCAATGACACGTTGCGCGAAGGTCGCAAGCTGGCCGCTCGCGAGATGGAAGATCAAGTCAATTTCCCACGCGGCTACCTGACCGGCGACAACGGCCGACTCTCGATCGAGAAGTTCGCCACTGGCGGCAACATGCTCGGTATCTTACGCGGGCGCGATCGTCCTACGTCACTTGCTCGATTCGTAAAGGGCGGCGCCAGTGTCAAAGGATCTCGGCGCGGTGGCGTCAATGTGTCGGTTTCGCCTGGTATCGTGAAGCCATTCAAGACGGCGTTCCTGATGCAATTGAAGGCCGGCAATCTTGGCCTGGCCATTCGAACCAAAGACAAGAAGGCACCGACTGCCGCGTTCAAACCGAAAGAGATTGCGCCTGGCCTTTGGCTGCTTTATGGGCCATCTGTCGATCAGGTTTTTAATGAGACTCGCGAGATGATCAAGCCGGTTCTTGAAGAACACATGCGCGACAAGTTTAGCGAATTGATGGAGCGTTCCTGATGCCGATCATACTTCCTTTCAGGCTTCGCGTTCAGAATGCAATCGTGGCCAGCCTTCAGCAGAACATTGCTGGTGCCGATTACAATTTCACGCTGACCACAAATGTCTTCCGTGGCCGCAATAAGTTCGGCTCGGGTGATCCGATTCCCCTTGTCTCGATCCTTGAGCCGCCGATTCCAGACACGCCGGTTCCGGTCCCTGCCGAAGTCGCCCATGGCAACAACACCTGGCCGCTTCTCATTCAGGGTTTCGTTGATGACGATGAGGAAAATCCGACTGACCCTGGTCACATGCTGCTTGCGGATGTGAAGAAGCGTCTAGCGATCGAGAAGGAACGGCAGAGCGCTGGCCGACCGATCGGCAAAAATCGGAATCCCTTCAACATGGGTGAGTGGCGCGACGACGGAACGCAACTCAAGTCCAACTATGTTGAAGCGATCGTAAGCATTGGGCAGGGAGTAGTCCGACCGCCCGACGAAGGCGTCAGCGATAAAGCCTATTTTTGGCTGACCGTTGTGCTGAAAATTCAAGAGGACATCGGAAATCCTTTCGTGTAAAAGGTTTCTGTTTAATCCGCCGTAGCCATCAACACTAGGAGTGATCGAAATGGCAATCAAGAAGTATAAGTTGGGCCGCGGTGAGGTCCATTTCTCGCGCCTGAACACAGTGACGGATGTCTTTAGTCCGTTCCGCTACATCGGCAACACTCAGGAATTCAACATCAACATCGAGTCCGACGAACTCGCGCACTACAGCATGGATCACGGCGTCGGCGAAAAGGACGCTTCTGTTCCGACCACGATGAATCGCACGGCATCCATGATCGCCGACGAGATCACCGCCGAGAACATCTCGCTTTTCCTTTTCGGCACCGTCTCGACCATCGCTGTTTCGGCAATGGCTGCTGTTCAGACTGACACCATTGTCGGCGCCAAGCTCGGCTATGGTTATCCGCTCGGCGTCACTGCGAATGATCCTGTCGGTGCGCTGAAGGTCATCTTCCCTGGCGCTGGCGCCACGCTGTTCCGCGTCACTGACTCGGCAGGCACCACGGTCTATGTCGCCGGCACGGACTACTACTTTGACCAGGTTGCGATGCTCGTGACTCCGCTGAAGGGCGGCGCGATCACCGAAGGATCGACGTTCAAGGTCGATTTCGCCGAAGCGGCCTACTCGACGGAACAGATCGAGTCCGGTTCCGATCCGGTGGAAGGCAAGATCCGGTATGTCGAGTACAATCCGAAGGGTGACAACCTGATCTGGAATCTGCCTTACGTGATGATCCGCCCGAACGGTGACTTCGCGCTGAAGGCCGAAAGCGACTGGATGGCACTGCCGTTCGAAGTCGAGATTCTGCGTTCCGGCAATCTGCCGGCAATCATGGTTAACGGCGCACCGTTCACGCCGTAAGCCAATCAACTAGACCCTGCAAACTGACCCTGGTGAAACACTATGCCTCTCGTTAATCATACGCCACTCACGGCGTCTATTTCGATCGGCGAAAACGGTGCCAACGGACAACTGATTGTCCGTGGCATCGGCTTCCCCGAAGTTGCTGAACTGATTCACGCTCATGAAGCGTCGATCGCACCACTGTTTGATCGCGTCACAGGACGCGGCGACAAGAAAGAGATCATCACAGATCTCAGCAAAGTTCCGACCGAGTTCATGATGGCGGCGCCGGCTGCTGCTATACATGTGATTGCCCTGGCGGCAGACGAAATGCCGGATGCGATCAAAGGCTTGCCGCTCGACGTGCAGTTTCAAGCCCTGGTGAAGATTGGCGAACTGTCGTTTCAGTCGCTAGGCGGTGCTGAAAATTTTCTGCAAAACGCCGCAAACGCCATGGCAAGCGTGAGTCGTCTCGGCGCAAAGACGAAAAACAGCCTGATCTCCGCGAGTTCTTTGATGGCCTCAAAAGAGACCGAAGCCGATTAATCGCACACGGTCACATCAACGTCGATCTTTACACTCTCGGTCAAATATGGGAAGAAGCAAGGCTAGTTGTCGCCCGCGTCAATCATGACATGGCAAGCCAGGTAGTCTTGATCCATGCTGCGATGAGTTCGATCGCGACGGCAGCTTTCGGGAAAAAGCACGACGGTAAAAAAGCCGCTGCCGAATTCCAACAGTTGATTGAGGAACTGACCGATGGCGAATGAAGTCGATCTAGTCGTTAGGGCTAGGAACGAAGCGACGAAAGCGATCGACTCAGTTGCCGCCGCCGTCAAGGGACTCCGTGGTGCCCAAGACGATCTGAACAAATCAGCCGAGAAGTCGAGTGGGCCTCTCGGCCGGTTTGTCGAAGAACTGAACAATCTCAAAAAAGAAGCTCAGGGCCTTCAGTCGCTCGGCAAAGTCGGCGACACGCTGACCGCTATCACGACGCGCGCGACGCGCACTGAAGGCGCCGTCAACAAGACGGCCAAAGCCCTATCGGATCTCACGAATGAAGCGGCTCGCGCGGCTGCGAAGACGGCCGAGTTCAAGGCGCAAACCGATGCTGCTGAAAAGGCACTGGCTCGTGAGACGAAAGCCGCTCGGGAACTGCGCAAGGAACAGACGGCCGCGAACAATGCTGCGACCAAAGCCGCTGACAAACTGAAATCGCTTCAGACGACACAGGCGAAAACGCCGGCAGTGGATCTGTCGAGCAAGATTGCCGATCAAGAAAAGGTTCTGGCCGCTGCCTTGGTTCGGCAGAAAGAGGCAACTGCTGCCTATCAGGCTCAGGACAAAGCCCGCCGCGACTCGCTGGCATCTCAGCGCACCTTGAACACCGCGATCAAAGAAGCCGTGGCCGAAGAAACTCGGCTGCGCAACGCGATTCTTAGTACCGAAGCAGCGCACGCCAAAAACCAGCGTGCGGCCGGTGCGGCTCGCGATTCTCTTGCTGCATCGAAGACTGTCGCGAACGATGTCGCTACCGCATTCGGTGCCGTCGCCACGAGCGAAGACAAGCTTGCTGAAGCATCTGCCGCCATGGCTGCGCAGATCCAGCGCGTCACCGAACTGATGGAACGTCAGCGGGCGCTTGACGCTCGTGCGACGACTGTCGATCGCGCTCAGCCGCGTGGCCTCGATACTCAGGTTGCCGTTCAGCGCGAGACTGTCGCGAAGATGCGTGCTGCGATGGAATCGGCACAGGCCGAAGCTGGTCAGCTTGCCGCGGCGATCAACAAAGTCGCTACACCGACTCGCGAGATGGTCAACCAGTTGTCGAATGCTGTCGTTGTCGCTCGACAGGCGGCACAGGCGTTCAACACAGAAAGCCAGGCGCTATTTCAGTTGGAACGTGCTTTGCGCGCGCAACAGCTTGCCGGCTTCACTGCTGCCAATAAGCAGGCTGCATCTTCTGCAAAGGATACCGCGACTCAGGTGCGTGCTGCATCGGTGGCGCTGTCTGAAGGCGGGCGCGGTGGCGGGATCTTCAAAAGCGCACTGGCTGGTATTTACGGTGAAGGGCGCCAGGCGCTTTCATTGATGCAGCGCTTGCGTGGTGAGGTTCTGTCGCTGACTGCCGCCTACGTCGGTTTCCAAGCCGCTGTGCAGGGCATCTCACAAGTCGTCAATGCTTTCCGTGCGATGGAAGCTGCACAGAATCGACTCGGCGCCGTCTTCAGTCAGGACACACAAAAAGTCAGCCAGGAAATCGCATTCTTGCGCGGCCAGGCGCAGCGGCTTGGTATCGAGTTCTCAACGCTGTCGGATGAATACGCGAAATTTGCCGTCGCAACGAATGCGGCCGGCTTCGCGCAAGAGTCCATTCGCAAAATCTTCCTATCCGTCGCCGAAGCGGCTCGGGTGAACAAACTCACGAACGATCAGCTTCAGGGCACATTCCTCGCCCTGCAACAGATGGCGTCAAAGGGTAAGGTCAGCGCTCAGGAACTTCAGCAGCAGTTGGGCGAGCGTTTGCCTGGTGCCGTGACGATCTTCGCTCAGGCGCTCGGCAAAACGAATGCCGAACTGATCAAGATGCAAGAGACTGGATCTCTGCTTGCCAACGAAAGCAATTTGCTCGCGTTCGCTGACGAACTGAACAAGCGTTTCGGCCCGCAACTTCAGACATCGTTGCAGAGCACGAGCGCTGAGATCGGCCGATTCCAGAATAGCTTGTTCGGCGCATCGCTTCAGGTTGCCGCTGGCGGATTCATTCAGTCGTTCACCGAATTGCTGCGTTCCATGAATGCGGTTTTCGCGAGTCAGGAAGGAGTCAAATTCTTCCTCGGGCTCGGCGCAGCACTTGGCCGCATCACCGATGGCGTGAAGCTTCTCGTTGAGAATTTCGGTTTGCTTCGAAACATTCTCATCGTCATCGTATCGACCAAGATCACATCGTTCCTTGCGTCGCTCATCGGTTCGTTGCGCAGCGCTCAGACGGCTGCTGTTGCGGCAACGGGTGCACAGAGTGCGTTCGCTGCTGAGACGGCAATCGTCAGCGGCTCGATCAACGGACTCAAGGGCTCGCTCGCATCGCTGGCGGCAGAGTATCGTGCTGTATCGCTCGCACTGGCGATCGGTGGCAACAACTCGAAAGCGGCGGCAGTCGGCTTCACGGTTATGCGTGGTAGCCTGATGGCTTTGCGTTCGACCGTCGCACTGGCCGCAACTGGTTTCCGACTCCTTTGGGGCGCGATCGGTGGCATCCCTGGTCTGATCATCACCGGCATTACTCTTGGAGTCGGTCAGTGGTTGACCAGTGTCAATGACACGACATCTGCACTTGAAGAACACAAGCGCATCCTGACTGCTGTCATCGCTGGTTACGGCAACCTGAAAGACAAGACTGGTGATTGGGCGAAAGAGATCAAGGGTGCTACGCTGTCGCAAGCGATTGCGAATGCCAAGGATCTTGAGTCGGCGTACATCAGTGCTATCGATAAAGCGATTGCATACGCTCGCCAGTTGACCGCATGGACTAGCGATTTGCCGACCGACAACCTTGCGCGTCAGCAAGCCGCCCAAGTTGTTGCATTGTTTGACGAATTGCGCTCTGGTGTCAAGACGATCGACGAAGTGACGACAGCGCTCGATAAGATTGCGACGACCGGCGCGAATGAGGACATCACCAAGATCGCTACCGAACTGTTGAACATGCTCAACAAGGTAGGTTCCGATGGCACACCGAACATCACTGAACTTGGTCAAGCCTTTCTCGCGGCACAGGCGACCGTCAACGCATTTAAGAACACTGCGACAGAAGCCGATAAGGTCATCCTTGGAGTCAGCGCATCGGCTGCGAAGTCGGAAGATGCGTTGCGCGCAGCGACAGAAGAAGGTGCAAAGAAATTCGCTGAAGCACTCGGCGAACTGAACAAGGCTGTTCCGAAGCTCGCCGAAGAACTTAAAAAGATCGAAGCGATCAAGGCGCTAGAAGAACAGTACAAGCAGGCGATCAGGTTCGCGCGCTCGATCGGCGAAGCGACGGCAGCATATAAGGCTTTTCAAGCTGGTGTCACTTCGATCAACACGCCGACTCTGAGCGGCGATGCCATGCAGTCAACGATCCAACTGCTGAAGGATCGTGAAGGATTCCAGCCTGTCGGCACTATGGACCGCAACGCGTATCGTGCTGGATATGGCTCGGATACCGTCACGCTGTCTGACGGAACGATCGAGAAAGTCACTAAGGGAATGCGGGTCACGCGTGAAGACGCTGACCGGGATCTAGTGCGCCGCATCGGTGAGTTTCAGAACGTCGTTAAAGAACAGATCGGTGAAGATCGGTTCAACTCATTCAATCCGCAACAGCAAGCCGTGCTCACGTCGATCGCCTATAACTATGGCGACCTGGCATCGACTGGCAAGCTGAGCACATTCCGTGAAGGCAGCGTCACCGATATCGTCGCTGCGATCGAAAGCCTGAAGACGCACAACGAAGGCATTAACGCCAATCGTCGCCAGATCGAAGCGAACATCTTTGGCGGCGGCGCAACGTCGGCATCGGCTGATGCGGAACAGCTTGCTCGTGCTGCTGAAGCGGCGAAGAAGAAGGCTGATGCGGCGAAAGAGTACAATAAGGAAGCTGCTGAGTCCGATCTGCTGATTAAGGATCAGCTTGCAAACGAAGGCAAGATCTCGAAAGAGATGGCCATTCAGCAAGCCGTCAATGCAGAAATCGCCAAGGCGAAAGAAGCTGGCACGATTCCAGATCCGCAACACCTTCAGAACATCCGCGATCTCACCGCTGCCGAGTGGGAACGCAACAATGCCCTGAAGGCGAACAAGACCGAGATCACTGAAGGCAATCGACTCCTTGGCGTGGCCAACGCGCTGAACAGCCAACGCGCCGCGCTCGAAACACAGTTGAAGGCTGCACAAGCTGCCGGTAACACTGCGCTGGTGACAGAGTTCACAGCGAAGCTCACTGAGACGAATACTCAACTAACGGAAGCTATCAGGCTTGCGCGCGAGTTTTGGACGACTCAGAGTGGCCCGCAAGCTGATGCTGCGATTGCCAAGCTCGACACGCTGGGCATTAAGCAGAAACAAGTTTCGACTCAGATGTCCTATTTCGGACTGAACGTGAGTCAGATCCAAACGCTTGTCGGATCTTTCGCCGATGGCCTGTCGAACGCGTTCGCGAATTTCGTGACGGCCGTCGCTCAGGGTCAGAATGCGATGAAGGCGCTGAAGACTGCCTTCCTGCAATTTGCTGCTGACTTCTTGCGCGAGATCGCCACGATGATCCTCAAACAGATGATCCTCAACGCGCTATCCGGCATGGGCGGTCCAATCGGCACCGCTGCCACTGCCTTGCTCAAAACTGGCCACACAGGCGGCGTCGTGGGCTCGGGCAGCGTCGGCGCCGGCAACATGAGCAAACGCGTTTCCCCGGCCGTCTTTGCCGGCGCCAGGCGCTACCACACTGGCGGCATCGCTGGTTTGCGGCCGGATGAAATGCCGATCATCGCCAAGCGCGGTGAGGAAATGCTGACCGAGCAAGATCCCCGTCACCGCAACAACGGCGGCATGGCTGGATCTCAGCCGGCCGCGCTCAATATCCGCAGCGTGCTTGTGATGGACCCCGAAGTAGGCCGCTCGATCGCGAATTCCGCTGATAACGAAAAAGCGGTTCTCGGTTTCATTCGCAAAAACAAGATGACAGTTAAGCAGGCACTACGATGACAATTGAATCCTTGCCGGTCTGGACCTTTGAAGCGAACTGGACTGACGATGTTGTCGAGTCGTTAGAGTTCTTCACCAAGATCCTGACATCGAAATCCGGTGCCGAACAGCGCAATGCTCATCGGAATACGCCGCGTCGCATGCTTGAGTTCAAAGTGAGCGAGTCCGGGACAGCACGCACTTTGATGAATAATTTCATTGAGTTGCATGGTGGTAGCCGGATCTATTTGCCGCTTTGGTTCGATCAGTATGAAACGACTCTTGTGTCGCCGAGCGGTGCGAAAAACCTATTTGTGCCGATCGTCGATGTCATGCTGTCTGTTGATGATGTCGTTTTCATCACAAACGGTGATCCCCTGGTTTACGAACTGGCTGAGATCGCGTCATTCGCTGCTGATCGCATTGTCACGAAAGCGAACCTCACCAAAACATGGGATGTTGGCACACGCGTCTTCAAGCTGGTGCAAGCTCAGTTCGTCGATCAGCCATCGCTTGAAGAAATGTCGAGCTTGGTTGATGAAGGCAATGTCAAGTTTTTGGTGATGGAAGCCAACCCATGGGAGATCCAAGTTGTTGAAACATTTGGGCCTTTGATCAATCAGGGTACTTCTTTCGTCTCGCATAGTTATCACGATTTGTCAGATCCGACCGGCAGGACGGAAGAACAGTTCATGATGGCTGCTGCTTTCTTCGCCGCCTGGGATGCGATCAAGGATGAACCTGGTGCGGAATATGACGACGCGGCGCGCTATTATCGCGAACTGGCTCAAGGCATTCTCGACGCGATCGGCGACGGGGAAGATCGCACGCCGATTCTGCGCTATCCGGTCTCGGCCGATTCCGAATTCCTCAATCTGCCGAACTACCGTTTCGCCGCTCGATCGAATGCGCCTATCGGTGACACTCCGCTGACCGAGACGTTCACGGCCGTTGATAACGTGCTGTTCATTCCTGATGCCAGCGGCACGGAAGATCCGATCAATCGCGTGTGGCAGATCTATCCGGCGACCGCGGAACTGTTCTTCCCGATGGCATGGGCACCGTCATATGACTACGAAGTGCCGACCGTCGATCTGTCATTCGAAATTGACGATTGGGTTGAAACCGTTGATGGCGTGAGCATTCCTATCCCGGTCACGGCGCCCGATGATATCGACGATTGGAACGTGGTCTATTCCTACGATTCGACCGAAGCTGTTGAGATCGGCAACGCCTTCCAATTGCTGCCGGCGATCAGCCGCGTGCGCAACGAAACCGCTGTCTATGCTGGTGACATTTCGCACTGGTCTGAGCGTGCATTGACGCGAGCTATCACGATGGATGGACGCGCCGGCATGGATGTATATTGGAGTCGGGTGCGCGCTCAATTCCGCAAGACAGATCTCAAGGGGCGTCGTGTCGATGACCAGCGCTGGATCTTTCAGCAGATGCCGCTTGTCGATGCGCTGCCGCCGCTCGACGACGTGCCGAAAGGATTCTTTTCCTACTCTGATCACCCTGGCGCCGTACCGCCGACAGCCGTCGAGTCGATGGACAGTTCATGGACCGGATATAACTTCTGGTCGCGTGACACGAACGGCGATCTGATCGCGACGACTCCGGTTCCTGGTGCGCTGTCGCGTGTGCAGTTCGGCCGCAAGTTCGCCGAGCAATGGCGCCAGGCTGAGACCTATCAAGATCCTGATCAATATCTGTACGTCTCGATCTCGTGCACGCGTAAGCCGGTGCTTGCCAGTGGCGAATACTTCCTGATTTGGATGTCGAGTTCTGAAGACGATGAGGATGAAACTGATCGCTGGTTTGCCGACATCGGTTCGAAGGTGGCGTTCGTCGCGACCGCGCTCGCCAGCGCGCCGATCGAGTTTCTGATTCCGCTCAGCGATTTCAAGAAGCGCACCTATAACGGCGCAGGCGTGTCATTGTGGGGCGCGACGATGCCGGCCGGTCAGATCATCAAAAGCTTTGGTATCTCGGCCGAGTTCAACAACAATATATCGATCCGGTTGCGCGAGATGCGCTTGCTGGCTGGCCCGAACGCGGGATGGGTGACAACGAACCTGGCGAAAGCGAAGAAGGGCTATGCGATGGCATTTGCGCCTGGCGTGACACCTTCCCTGATCAACCTCAATATCGATCAGCAGCGGTTCAACGGAATGAACTTCTCGCCCATGCACGGCTATCAGTTCGCCGACTATTGGAAGATCGCCGAGACTGAAGCAAACACGATCTATGCTGGTCTGACCATCAACGATCTGCCGATTCCGAATCGCGTCACCAATGCGATCGAATATCCGATCTCGGCGACGACGGCCGGCGCAGTGACCAAGACAGCCGCCGCGCTGTTGATGGAACAGCAGTTGCGCTTTCTCGATCATGCGCAGAAAGAATATGATGCCGATGGCGGTGATCTCGGCCCGTTCGCGCACACCTACACGATGAACACCTATGACCGGCTGCTTTTCAAAGATGAAGCGCATAGCAAATGGGTGTATGAGAACTTCCGGCCCTATACGCAGTGGGGCGGCTTCCAATACCGAATCGCTGAAGGGCTCGCCCAGGCGATCGAGTTGATGGGCGCCACCACGACATACGCTGATTCAAAGGCGCTCGCTATCACTTTGTTGACCGGCTTCACGACATGGCTTAACGTGGCGTGGCCTAATCTGACTGGATCTTGGGCAGGCTTCGACGGCTTGCGGGTCTACTCGGGCGATGAGTCTGATTACGTTCATCGTTTCACAGGTGATGAAAACCCATTCGTCGAAGTTTACTCGGAATGATCCATGGCTGATCCGATCACAACGCTTCCGCAACCGACGAAAAACATCATGGAGCTTGCGGACGCTGACCCTAGCGGCAGCACGCATCTCTATGCTGAAGTCGTTCAGGATGGCAATTCCCGCAAAGTCGAGATCGCGCCGCGCACCGATGCCATTCTTGACGGCGCACCTGTTGCATCGACACCGCCGCCTGAAGCTGAAGGCAACGAGATCGCAACAGCCGAGTGGACGAAAGCCAGGCTCGACGAACTCGATCTGACTCCTGATGCACCTGGTGAACCAACGAACGGCAACATCGTTCTGCACACCACGCTTGATCAAGACGGTAAGGTAGTGATCTTTGCTGTCGTCACCTGGGATGCGCCTGTGCCGGTGCGGCCAGCATGGAACTATGAAGTTCGATACACCAAAGACGGCACAGATCCCGACTCCAAGACGACGGGCGAACCTGGTGCAAAGATTCGCGTCGAAAGCGGCGCCGAATATGTCTTCAAGATCCGCACCACTGGCAAGGATAACAATAGCGATTTGCTGACACTCGATTCTCTCACGACGGTCAAGAAGATGATCGCGCCGCCCGCGCCGAGCGGTATGCTTGCGGTCAACGGTCATCATCGTGTCAAGCTGAAGTGGGATAACCCGCTGATCGCAAATCCGACATTCTATGACTATGCGAAGACGATCATTTATCGTTCAGCGACAAACAACTTTGCAGGCGCGAGTGAGATCGCACGCACTGATGCAAACTATTATGTTGATGACGGGCTCGCAAATGGCACCACATGGTATTACTGGATCACGCATCTGGATACGTCGCGAAATGAAGGCGCGAAGCATCCAACATCAAACACTGCCGGCGTCGAAGGTATTCCGAATCGCATTACTGACGATGATACGGATACCACGCCGCCCAATAAACCGACCTCACTCCTGATCACGCCACGGACTCGCTTGTCCGACGACGGCCGACTCATTCTTGAAGCAATCGTTACCTGGTCTGCGCCGAGCGGCGGGCTGTCGTCGAAGGGTGAATATGTCGTTTGGATGAAGAACATGACGACGGGCGATGTTTCGACTCAGGGAACTGATCGAGATGAGCGCAGCGCGACATTCCGCGTCAACGATTTGACGACATATAATTTCAAGGTGCGTGCGAAGAACGGCAACGGTCAGGCCGGCGACTGGTGCGATCCTGTCATTCTCGTGACCGATCGCAAGGCAACCTACGCTGCCGTGGCATCCGGCCTGACCGCTGTTGGAACGAACAAACGCGTGCGTCTCAATTGGGATGCCCTGACTGGTCTCGATCTCATCGACTACAATCGCACGCTGGTCTATCGATCGAACACGAACAACTTCGCTGCTGCGACGATCGTCGGACGGCCGAGCGGCACAGAGTTCATTGATGACAACATTCCGAACGCTGTGACGCGCTATTACTGGATTGCGCATCAGGACAACTCCCGCAACGTCGGTGCTCGCTTCCCGGCCGCGCCTGCCACGAACAACGGCATTCCGGCGACAACGGTGCGCGCGGTGCAGGATGACATTGATGCGCTTGCCGTCGATACCGATCAGATGCAGTTCAATTCCGTCACCGCGCTTCAGAGTGCTGGTGCTGGCTTGAAGGTTGTTGCTCATTTCCCGACAGCGGCCAACGGTGGCGCTGAGTTCGGATGGGGCGGCAACTCATCGGGCACAAAATATAACTTCAGCGTTGTCATTGGCGAGTCCGGCCCTGTCAGGAATCAAAACCCCGGCCCTGTAACGATCATCGGCAGTATGTCCCTGGTGCAAGACTGCACGGATACCGGCTATGACGGCACCTTCTCGGCGGCTGGTAAATCTGAAGTCGTCACATCGCTGGTGCTGCAATACAAGCGCACTGGTGGCGACTGGAAACCAGTGCCGAAATTCAAAGGTCCGCGATGCCGCGAAAGTGCCGGTCGCGATGATGATATGCACAAGCAGAAGGCTTTTCGTAGCGTCAAGCTGATTCATAAACCTGACGTGGCAGATGTCTATTTCTATCGTGTGCTGTTGACAGGCTATCACCGCCGCGGCAGTGATCGTCAATGGGATAAGGCCGATGTCCTGGCAACATTCTCTCTCAAGATGCAGTACACCAAAAGGTGAGCCATGGCTAACAGCGAACCAATCTCGATTTACTTCACGGCCACTGGTGAGATCAAGGGCAACGCTTACAAGGAAGACGGTGTTCCGCCCACGCTGAATGCCGGCGAAGCTTATGTGAACGGCTACTATGATCGTGATTTCTGGTATATTGTCTTGCCTGGGATCGTCCCGACTGAGCGGCCGGTTCTGATCGACTTGGCGGATGACGACACCTACACCATCTCGATCTCAGTCGGTGTGAATCAAACGATCGTTTCGAATATGCCGATCGGCACGATTGTCAACGGCCCTGAGAATTTCTATGGTGTTGCCGCGAGTGTCGAGAATCTTCAGGTGCGCGCCGAGCGCGGCGGGGAATTCCCATTCGAACTTATCCCCCCTTTTCCCTATCGGGATCAGGATTTTACCCTGGTGATCGACGATGCTAGTTAACATTCTCCGCAAGCCCGCCCCTACTGGTCTCACCGTTGAGGCGAAGCTGAAGTTCAATCGACTCAAGTGGAACCATGTTCACGACAAGCACGAACATAAATATTATCTCATCTATGCCTATGCGAACCTCACCGATCTGAATGCCGACACCAACGGCGTCATTATCGAGCGCGTCTATGAGAACCGATTCAAGGATGATCGCGGTTCACTGGTGAAGGATCAGTTTTGCGGCTATCGAGTCTCGGCCGTCGATATCTATGAGAACGAAAGCTTCAAGACTGGCCCTGTGAACGTGCTGTTCAAGCATGTCGGTGACACTGATGTCGATCACACATCTCCCGGCCTGCCTACCGGCCTGACTGTCGGCCCTGCTTCGATCGAGCGCACGGTTGATGGTCAGATCATTTCGAACAGCATTGCATCATGGACGGCGCCCGTTGGCGGCATCCCGGTCAAGTATTATCTGATCAAGGTGACTCAGGTATCGAACGGTGAGCATGAGGTTTACAAAACCGATACGCTGTCACAGGTGTTCAGGGTCAAGCCAGGCTTGGCATACCAAGTGCAAGTGAAGTCGGTCAATCTGTTCAATGATCCGAGTGCATACACGACGGCCGTGAGCTACACGCGCGCGAAGAAGACTGGTGACATGCCTGCCGTTGGCACGGTGAACTATGTCGCGAGCAAGAAGCGAATCAAGCTCGATTGGGCAGATGTCAATGATGACACCTATCCTGACTATCGTATCACCTATATCTATCGCAATACGGTGAACACCGCGCCGACTCTCGGCACGACGACTCCGTATAAGAAGACGAAGGCTGGCTACTTCATCGACGACGGCGTGACGACTGGCACGAACTATTATTACTGGATCGTGCACAAAGACAACTCGGGCAACTACGGCACACTCTCGACGGTGCTCGGCCCGCTTCAGTCTGGCGGCAATGAAGTCGGATCATTTACCGATCTCACCGGCTCGATCGCCGAAGCGCAAATTCCCAATGATGGAGTAGGTGAAGGCAAGCTTAAACGAAACGATCCCTCTAACCTAGTTCGTGGTTCGGATCTTTTGGATACATCGTTGTTCGCTGGCACACCTGGCACACTGTCGAGCCTTGCAACAGGCAGTGCGTTTTCATCGCAGAATTACTTGCTGCTGACAGCTACGACAGCACAGAGTGACATTTACAGTGGGCGCGGTGGCGTTGCAGAAATTCCCTTGCGTCGTAGCAAGAAATATTATGTGTCCGCTTACATTGGCACAGTCAGCGGCACTGCTGTTGATTGCGAACTTTACCTTCAGCTTTTCTCAATGGATGCAGCGGGTGTTCAAACACTTGTCAGTTCGCCTCTTGTTGGCACCTATTCGGGCACGTCTTACGCTCGTGTTGAAAAGATCATCGATATCCCGGCCAATGTTCGGCGAGGGCGCCTCATCGCGAGAAAACTGATCAGCGGTGTAGCTGCAACAAACATTCTCATTGAGCCTGACGTTCATATTGCAACCGATGAGGAAATGCTTGCAGACGGTTCGGTGAAAGCTGCTAAGACTGACCCGACTGCACCTGGCACACCTACTGGATTGTCGATCGGCCCTGGTGCACTTGAGCGACTCGACGATGGCACAATTGTCGTGCATAGCGCAGTCTCGTGGGTTGCGCCTGTCGGCGGCGTGGTGTTCACGACATATCGCATCAAAGTGACTCAAGTATCGAACAGCGAAGTGCAGTTCTATGATGTGCCCGTTGGCACTCTCGCACGCGCTATTCCTGTCAAGACTGGCAAGAGCTATAACTATCAAGTGTGCGCTGTCACGTTCAACAACAAGGAAGGTGTCTATACGACGGCTGTCGCTTACACGCGGCCTAAGAAGACAGGTGACATGCCGGCTGTCGGCACCGTGAACTATGTCGCAAGCAAGAAACGTATCAAGCTCGACTGGATCGACGTTGACGATGACACGTATCCTGATTATCGCACGACGTACATCTATCGCAATACGGTCAATACCGTTCCGACTCTCGGCACGACGACTCCGTACAAGAAGACGAAAGCCGGCTACTTCATCGACGACGGTGTGACGACTGGCCAGACATATTACTATTGGGCTGTTCACAAGGACAACTCAGGCAACTTCGGTGCGATCTCGACGACGCTTGGCCCAATCACATCAAACGGCAATGAAGTCGGATCGTTCACCGATCTCACAGGTGTTGTCACCGGATCTCAATTGGGCGCCGGCCGTGGCACCAATCTGTTGATCAACACGAATGCGAATCTTAGTTCTGCGTATTGGGCTGAAGGTGCTGATCCTAACAACGTTGGTGACTTCTTCATTGGTGCAGTAAATTACGCATGGGCGCCGAAAGGTGAGCGTGTATTTGCTATTCAACAGACGAACGGAACAACTGGCAGCTATACCGATGTTCATCAGGTTGATGAGACTGGTGCCAGTCGCAAAATCCCCGTAAAAGCAAACCAGCGATATGAATTTCATCTCTTGACTGGTTCACATCGTTGCACCAGTCGAGCTTATATCATGTGGTATGACTCGACTGATTTTAATCTTTCAAACGTATTTACCGACGATAATGCAGGCACACACGCGGGCGGGCTGTTGTTGTCTGGCTATAAGCAGATCGGTCAGTTTGCTATTGCGCCACCGACTGCCGCATATGCTCGCATTCAAGTTCGTAAACTGAACACCAATGTCGGGGGGGCTAACAGCTATCTATTCTTCACGCATCTGTTCTTCGGTGAAGCCGGTGCAAACCAGACTGAATATTCACCATGGGCTGAGAATGGCAATCTTATCGCAACAGCCGATGTTACTGATCAACGTGTGCCGACTGCACCACTATCGCTCAGCGCGGGCGTTGGTTCGCTTGAAATCGATGACGACGGCAGGAAGACTGCCTTCACAGCTTTGACATGGGCTGCGCCGGCTACGAATGCCACGCTTGTCACTGTCTATCGTATCAAAGTGACTCAGGTATCGACAGGGGAAGTTCGTTGGTTTGAATCGAAGAACCTGAGCGCATCGATAGAAGTCAAAACCGGCAAAAGCTATAACTATGAAGTATGCGCCGTCACCTTCAATAACAAGGAAGGTGCCTACACGACTGCTGTCGCTTACACTCGTCCGAAGAAGGCTGGATCTCTGCCGGCCGTTGGCACTGTCGTCCTGACACCTGGCAAGAAGCGCATCAACGTCTCTTGGCCGGCTGTGAACGATGACACCTATCCTGACTATCGGATGAGCTACATCTATCGCAACACGGTCAATACCGCACCGACTCTCGGCACGACGACTCCGTATCGTAAGACGAAGGGCGACTCCGTTCTCGACGAAGGTGTGACGACAGCGCAGACATATTACTATTGGGTTGCACACAAGGATGACGCTGGATATTTCAGCGCGCTCAGCACTGTTCAATCCGGCACGTCGCTCGGCAATGAAGTCAGCGGCTTCACAGATCTCACCGGCTCGATTGCTGGCGGTCAGATTCCGAATGACACAATCACGAATCCGATGGTCGCGCCTGACGCGATCGGATCGACTGAGCTTGCGTCATCGGCCGTTCTACCTGAGAATTTCAGGCGCAATCCTGCCGGCAACCTCATCACTGACCGCGATATGGTCAATCCGTCAATGTGGTATTTCAGGGATTGGATTGATGATGACAGTGCTGATAACGGTGAAGCCGCTGGCTCGACACCGTTGCCGGCGTTGAATTGGGAACGTCGTGTCAATCCTGGTGATGATCTTTTCGGTGCATCGGATTATAAATTCTGGTTGAAAGCGACGGCAGCAAACAAATGTCTGTCGATCGAATCTGATCGCCTCTCACCTGTCGAATATCATCAGCGTTATAAACTGACTGCCAAGTTCAAAATGCTCAACATGGGGGCGGGCTCGCTGCGTCCGCGTTACGTGTATTTGGGTGGCGTACAGTGGAAGCAAGATGCCGGTGGAGCGTTGGTTAAATCGAACATTTTCACTGTAGGACAGATCATCGGTTCTACCTTGGTCAACGGTGCGATAAACACCATTGTCGGTGATTTCTTTTCGAATCAAGAAGATGTCAGTTATATCTCATTGCAACTGCTTACGGTTACACAATTTGGCAGCAGCGGCGACACCTATATCCATGAAATGGAAGTGTCGAGCGTATCGATTCTTCCGGTTCCATCAGCTAGAGATTTTTCTGTAGTTGTCGAAAGTACATCCGGCTCAGGCACTATTAGTTTTGGTGCGGCTGTCAACGGCGTTTACATTAATAGTGAATTTATAGATATGACCGTAAAGCACCAGTTGCGCAGGGTGCGCAAATGGATTGTCGGTGCGCAATTTGTCAATAAATCCGGTGCTGCAAAAGTCTTTACATTACGCGTTGATTTGCGGAAGCATAGTGATGACTCACTCGTCGGGACGATCTATACAAGTCCCTCATTCAATGTGCGTGACGATGAGATGCACACTATCAACATGGCAATAGGGGAGAGCGAAGCTGGAATTTCAACACTCGATCCGATTCTATATTATATTGAATTGAGGTTGATCGGCGCAGCGACAGGCAATGTTATTAACGGTGGCCGCGTTTGGTGTGATATGCGCTTCGGTGATGACGTACTGTAAATGATAGGTGATCAATGCCCGCTGGATATCTCGTATATGGACCGCCAAATGAGTTCCCTGATCCGGCAGTCGATCTGCCGTATCATTCGGCTGACGATCCCCACGCGCCCGCACTGATCTTGCGCACTTGTCTTCTGATGAAGAAGAACGGAGTCAGCACTGTGACCGCTGACGCACTGATGCAACGGTCATGGGATTACCTCGAAATGATGTGGCGCACGACTGGCGAGATGGCCTTTACCTGGTCGCCCTATCCAGATGAAAAAGTCTGGTATGCTCACATGCACGCCGAGATCCTTGAAACCCTGGCTCAGTGCGTTAAACTGTCGGTGCATCTGCCGGCCGGGATTCCCCTTGCCACGGTCAAGCTGCGCATCATGCAGACAACCATATGGCTGAAGCGCTACGGTGTCGGGAAGGCTTACAATGGCGATCTTTGATGACTTCCCCTATCGCGCCTATGACGTGCTCATCATGGAACCAAACTAGGTTGAGCACGGCC